AGGATCTTTAGTTAAACGACCTACTAATACGACTCTGTTAATCATTTATTGTCCTCCTACATATACAGGAACGCCTGTAACTTCCTGAATACTTTGTTTTATATAAGTTGCGTTTGCGTTATTACTACTTAAATGAATTAAGTGAATTTCTTCTAGTTTTGATAAATCATTTGCTTCTAACATTCCAATTGCATGTTCTAAGCTAAAATGAGACTCCATAATACGATTGGCCAATACGTTATGAATTACTTCATCTTTAATGTTTTGCTGCATCTGTTCGTAGATGTAATTCACTTCTAACATCATGTGTGTAACGCCTTTGAACTTATATTTGAGATATTTTGTATCTGTGATATACAAAACTTTGTAGCCATGAACGCTTTTGAGTAAAAAGCCAACTGGTTCATTAGCGTCATGTTCAATATCAAATGGTAGTATCGTCCATGTACCGATTCTTAGTTCTTGTTTTGCTTTGATTGTGCATATTCTATGACTTTCTGTAGGAATTGCTTGTTGAGTGCCTATAGTCATATGACAGTTAATACCTTCGTTGACATATTGTTTTATATATTTGGCGTGGTCACCATGTTCATGAGTAATTAAACAACCTTTAATTTTTCTTGTTCGACCTTTGAAGTGTTTTTGAACCTTTTCAAATTTGATACCAGCTTCAATAAGAAGTGAGGTACTGCCATCATTAATGTGATAGCAGTTACCATTTGATCCTGTTGCTAATGTTTCAATTAAAATGGGTCTTTCTCACTTTCTTGCTTAGGTGCTTCTTGCGATACTTCTTCAAAGTTACTTACATCAGCTGGTTCAGATTCTTCTACTTCTTTAAATTGAGCCTCTTCATATTGTTGTGGTTGTTCAAAATCAAGTTCTTCTTGATTTGCTTGTTCTTCCACTTCTGCATCTAGGACATCTTTACGTTGACGTTGTTCAGATTCTTGTGCATATTTGAAAAGATTGCTATCTGTTGAAGTGTTGATATAACGTTTAGCAGCTCTATTGATAACTGTTTTTTTAGCCATTTCTTCTTTGAAGTTATTATGTGTTTTAGAATTTTGTAATGCTTTTTCATCTTTAATCATTGATGACTGCATCCATGCTTGTTTAATTTGTTCAATAGTCATGACTTCAATATAGTTATCTCGTCCATCATTAAATACGATTGTGCAGTAAGCACCGATAATGTTTTCTTTGTCGATGTTAAAGAATTCTTGTTCGTGTTTAATCGCTTTGATACGTCCTGTTTCTCCCATTTCTTGCTTGAATGTATCGCCTTTATAAATCACTTGAGCAACAACATCTTGAGCACCTGCATCACGTTTTAACATCATTACATTACCGTGATAGCTACGTTGTAACTGCATTTTGTTGCCGTAAGGAATAAAGTAGCATTGATTTTTAGCTGGATTTAAACCTTGCGTTACCATGTCTAATAAGGCATTTGCTTTGCTTGTATCGTTACAACTCATTAATTTGTTATCTTGGCTGATTTGTAACCATGCTTGTTTCATGGCATTACTTGGTGAATAATCATTTGGCAATTCCAAATTGCCTTGTGATTCTAAAACTCTCACTTTGTTTAATACGTTGTCAGATACGTTCTTTTCTTGTATTAATTGTTGTTCAATAGTTTGTAATTTATTATTTTCAGTCATTTTATATAGTCTCCATTCTTAATGTTTTATCTTGGCCACTTACTACTAATTGAATTTGTTGTGCTTCTGTCGGAATAATATCTGTCACACTTTCCGCGTTATCTATGAAGATTGGTGCAGTGATTCCATAGTGTGTGGATAATGTGTTAATAACATCTAATCCAACATTGATTCTTGCGGCGTTGTTAAGGCCACCGTTATATTCAACGCCTTCAACTGTGCAGACACATGTTTCTTTGATTTCACCGTTAACTTGATGATTGAATAGCTTAAAGTTAGCCATTTTGAATTTCTTATTAATATTTTCAGTCAGCATTTTGACTTTGGTAGTTGTAAATTCTTTCAAGATATAAAGTTGATGTTCATAATCCTCTTTCTTATCAAGTAGTTGATCTTCTTCGCTGCGTAAATCCTTAATGACTTCATCCAAATGTTCATTTGAACTTTCAATCGCTTTAGCATTTTCAAATGCAACTTTTTCTTGAGTAAGTTCATTAATTTGTTCATCAATCTTGGCTACTTTATCGCTAATAGTAGTTTTAATATCTTTACGTTTCTGATTGATTACATTGATGTCATTAAGAATTGATTTGTACTCATCTGTTTGAGTAATATCAACATTGCCTGCTTTCAATTTATTAATTCGATTTTCAATACGTTGCACTCTTTCATTAGCTTCATTGACTTTAATTTGTAAGTCATTGTTTTCACTTTCTAATCTTTCGATTAGTGGCTTGATTTCTTTGCCATCAGAAAGTATCTTTTCAGTCTTTTGTTTTAGGTTCTCTAAATCTTCAGATTGTTGTTTATTAAATTTGGCCAATGCTTTTTTATTTACTTCTTCAACTTGTTCAGGTGGTAATGCTTGGCCACAACAAGAGCAAACATTATCAGTACTAGGTTGAAATTGTCTTGCTCTAACTTCTTCTTCTTTTTCTTTGAAATCATGATACTCAGATAGCAATGCTTGACGACGTTTTGATTCGTAATCAATTTGTTGTTTGTTGTTTCTGATTTTCGTTTCTAAGTTGGCCACTGTACCATTTTCTACGTTCAGTTCATTTGTCGCTGAATGAATACGACTTTCATTGTTTGCATCATGATTATCTTCAAGACGTTTCAGTTCTGCTTGTTTATCTGCAAGTTGATTACGAAGGTCAATCTCAGACTTACCATTCTGAATATCAACTCTCTCATTACCTAACTGTTCAATTTTTTGTTTAACTGTGTTGTAATGTTCTTCGTCATGCTCAGGGACATCTTGTTTATTGCTTTCAGTTTGATTGATTCTGACCGGTATATCTTCAATGTCTTTTCTAATTTGCTTAATCTTATCGTTTAGGATTTTTGTTTTTACTTCGATATCATGATCACCTAAGATATCTTTTAAATCCTTAAAGTCCTTATTCGTTTTGATAATATCTTCATCATTAATTTGGTCTGCAATTTCAAATAACAATTCACGTTGTTTCTTCCATTCCAAGTCATTAAATGCTGCAGTATTAGTAATGAGTTTAAATACATCTTCATCTACCAGTTCAGCGATACGACTTTGGAAATCTTTTACTTTTAAACTTTCATCATTGATATACTGTTTCTTTGTTCTAGAACGACTATATTCTTTGCGATTATTACTTTGATTTTTAGTGTATTTTGGATGGCTTTCTTTTCTGATTTTTAAAGTTTTACCATCTTTATTTAATTCAACTTCAACTGTTGGAATAAGTTCATAATCTTCTTCGTTGCTTTCTTTTAACGGTACTGGATTAAATGACTTCGTTGAGCCATCTAAACCTTTATCAAATAACAACCACTGTAGTGCAGTTGCTGTTGTAGTCTTACCTGTGCCATTAGCTCCGTACACTCTTGCATCTTGGCCATTAAATTCAAATGTTTGTTTCTTAAAGCCTGCAAAGTTTTCGATTGTCAGTTTGTTAATAGTTAAATTCATTGTTAGGCTCCTTTTTTGATTTTTCTTTGGCCACGCATTACTTCAATGACTAAATTCTTTAATCTTTTGTGGCTTTCTGGTTTAGATTCAAAAATCTGTATCAGTTTATTATTTGTTTTATAATGATCGTGATAGTGTAAGAACTCGATAATGAGTTCGTCATCAAAAGTACGAGATAAACCTAAGTCACACTTTTGATTAGATTTAAAGTATTCATGAACCAGTTCTAGATAAATACTTTGAATTGGTTTAAGGTTTTTAGTCATAATTGACTACCTCCACTTATTTTGATTAAATTAAGTTGTAATTATTTTTCTAAGGACATACTTTTCGTTTTGACTGTTTGCTAATTGCCGTTAGCATTCAGTCTTTTTTATTTGAAAAAATTCATATTCGAAAAATACAAACGTTGCGATACTGATTAATACTGCGATACCAACTGCAGTTGTGAAGTAGACACCTATTATCGTGAGTGCTAGTGATAGTACGATCCATGATAGTAATGCAATTAAGAATGCTTTATCGTGTGATTTCATTGGTTTACCTCCTTTCTGATTTAATTAAGTTTTGCTCCATATTTTCGTGCTATAATCCTTTTATCGCTACTGCGATAGTGGGTGGTGAAATGAATATGAAAAATTATTACGGTCTAGACCCTGCTGTAAAACAACTGCTAGACAATTATAGGAATCAAGTAAGTTATTTTAATAAAATTTCTAAAAACCATTTAAATGAGGTTATTGGTATTGCTAAACACGTAAAGTCTGTTTCTAGTTATAATTCTGCAGTTATAAACGCAGCATTAAATACAAATTCATTTTTTAATACTGATGGATATATGCAGTTTAAAAATGGTGTCTTAAATACTAAAAAGATACTAGATTCTGCTAATTTCCAAAAAAATTTATTTTCTGAAAAAGTACTTAATGACTTCATAAACTCTACTAACTTTCAAAAAGATGAAGTTAAAAAAGTCAGTAATCGTTTGAGACAATCTTTTATCGATGCTATCGATGTCTCTTCTTTTAGTGAAACCGTCGATTCTCCCCATCCAGTAGATGATGAATATACTGATAAAGACAACAGTGTATTCAAAGATTCGCTCAATCATAGTATTGTTTCTCCTTCTGCAAAGTTTGTAAAAAATATTTCAGTTGGATCAGCAACTGGGGTAACTACACCGGTACTAATTAGAACTATTTTTGATCAATACGTTGATTATTTTGCTTTTTCTGCGGTAATTGCGACGTTATTAACTTGTTATCTAATAGCAAATCAACTCATTGAAAACGATTCAGAAAATTAATCTTTTTAGCATTCCTAACTTCCTCTACCAAAAGTCCTGTTAGGAGTGCTATTTTAATGAGTTGTAGTTTGTTCATTTTGTTTTGCCTCCTCTAAAGTGCCGTTTCTGACATCATTAAATTTTGTTCTATAAAGTCAATTGCTGGTCTAATCTTGATGTAACGTTTATGATTCTTACCAAATCGGTACATACATTGTTCTTGAAACTCCTTGTTGCTATACACGTGTTTTTCTAAATCGTTTTTAGAAATGCCACTTACTTTTACGAATTCTTTGGCGTCTGCGAACCCAATGTATTCCATTGCTATCACTCCTTATACTTCGTTTTCAAAGTCCATTAAATATTTGCAAATCGTTCATGTTTTTTCTCCTATTCATCAAAATATTTAGTTTCATCATCAATGATTGGCTTAGGCGCTACACCTATTTCAATATCGATGTTGTCAAAAATTAATTGTTCTGTTTCTTCTTCGATTTCTTTCACTTTGCTAGCAATATCATGTTCTTTAGGTACTCCAGTTACGATTTTTAAAGTTCTCATTTTTGTTCCTCCTTAAATTTCTTCTGCTAAAAATTTGTTAATAAAATATTGTTGCCCTTTACCTGTGATTTTAGGTGTTCGCGTAACTCTGATTGATCCATCTGGATTATTTTGAGTTCTCTTTTTAATGTCCATGATTTTTAAATCCATGCTTCTTTGAGTCGGCAAGTTGTATGATTCACCCTGTTTTTTAATTAAGTAGCCATTATCTCTTAACCATTGGAATAGTCTGTTTTGTCCTATCTTCACACCGTTTTGACTAATTAATTTGGCAAGCTCTCCTACAAGAATTGAACTCGTGCTTGTATTTACTGCGTCAGCAAATAACACTTTAGGTTTGTCTTTCTCAATTTGTGTTTCAAGTTGATTGATTGTGTTATTAGCCATCTTCAATGCGCGTTTCATAATCATTTCTGGACTATTCCATGCTTTTTCTACTTGAATGAAATATTGTCTTGCGCGTTTACCAGGTTCACTACGTTGGATCATTGCGATTTCTTTTGCGGTATCTAATGTAAGTGCGTGATCAATATAATGGGTCATGTTGCCTTGAGCTGTTGCTCTTTTTTGAGCGATAGCTGTATAATCTGTCTTTTCTTCAAATCCGTATTTAAGCATTCTCGGAAACCAATCTTTATAAGCAGTCTTAACTTCTAATGCTTGATGAAGTTCTCGACCACTTATTGCGATTTCTCCGTCTTCTTTTTCTTGAATATTGAACATTTCTCCGATGTTCGGTTTAGTTTGTAAATCTTGCATATTTTTTATGCTCCTTTCTGCTATATTCCTTATTGAGTTGTTTGTGCCTCTCGTTTCATTTTTGAGACGTTTTGATTAAAAAAATATTCATCCATACTAATGTCTAAAACTTCACATATTGCACTCGCCTCATCTATCGTGAAATTACTTTTGTTTCTATTAATCTTTTGACTAAAGCGAGCTGGGTTCATGCCTATCATATTAGCTACATCTTTATGAGAATACTGACTAGCATCAATGAAATTTCTTAAATCTTGATATCTCTTTTTATTCATGCTGTTATCACCCCTTTCGTCTCATTTATGAGATTACACTAATCACTATACAGGGCATATATTTCGATGTCAACAAATAAATTTCATTTTTGAGAAATAAGTTTGTAAAATGTGTTGCATATTTGAGAACAAACTTATATAATAAGTTTGTAAATTACAAACGAGGAGTAATAAAATGACAAATTTTTCAGACAACCTAAGTAAATTAAGAAAATCACGTAACTTATCATTGAAAGAATTAAGCGACAGACTTAATGCAATATATGAAGTTAAATTTTCAAAAGCATCAATAGATAGATGGGAAAAAGGTATAACTAGCCCTTCAATGGAACATGCTAGTGCTCTTTCTGATTATTTTAATGTTTCTTTAGATGAGCTAAGCGGAAGAAAAGAAATGAAAATCGAAGAACCTCAAACTCTAGCAGCACACCTTGAAGGAGAATTAAAACAAGAAGATGTTGACTATATTATGAGTTTAATAGATAGATTTAAAAGTGAAGACAAATAAAGGGATTGGTTTTATTGTCACGTTATGAGCAATTACTATCAGAAAATGAACACATTAAAATAAGGGATACTCATTCATTACCTAACGGATATAGTGGTTTTTATAAAGATGGTGTAATACTTATAGATAAAAACTTACCCGAAACACGCAAAGCTGAAGTGTTATACGAAGAACTTGCACACCACAAACTTACATACGGGAATATATTAGACCAGTCTAAATGGATTAACCGCAAGTTTGAAAACTACGCGAGACGTCACGGATATGAGGCAGCACTGCCCTTACGTATTATTGTAGAGGCACATCATTACGGTGTAAGTAACTTATATGAATTAGCAGAGTATGTTCAGTTAAGTGAAAAACACGTATTAGAAATATTGGAGCATTACAAAAATAAACATGGTATTGGAACTCACTACGGCGATTACTCTATTACGTTTGAGCCGTTGAGGGTTTTTAAATATCAATCAATTCAATCAAAGGAGAAATGTTGAATGAAAAAGGTCCTATTTTAATTTTTGCAAGTTTATTTGTATTAGGTGCGTGTGGTCAAGACTCAGACAAATCAAATAAAGATGACAATAACAAATCAGAAAGTAAATCAGTTAAAAAGTCTAACGATCCAAAGAAAGATAAAAAATCAGATGATAAGAAAGTTGATTCTAAAGACGAGAAACAATCTGAATCAAAAAATAATAGTGACGACACTACTAACAACGAATCAGAAAGCACATCTAAAAACGATAATGGTAAGTCACAAAGCAATAATGGAAACAATGAACGAACACAAGGCAAACAAGCGACTCAACAACAAAGCAATAACCAACAAGCACAAAATAATAATGGTTATATGTCGCAAGCTGAAATCGATGAATGGAATAGAACAAAACCTACTACACACGACGAGTCACAAATGGGATATGGACGTTCAGAGTATGAACAAGCACGTAAAGCAAGCGAAAAGGTTTGGGACAATCCAAACGCACATGTAGGTGGTCCAAGTTGGGTAGGAAAAAATGAAGGTTATGATAGTTGGGCTAATAGACAAAAAGAAGTAGCGGAAATGCAAAGTGAGTAATCAATAAAATGCAGAAATTATTGATTTATTAAAAAATGACGAATAAATAAAAATAAAAGGAGAATAATATGTATTTCTCAAACGAAGATTTAAAAGAATGTCTCGAAGAGTTTAAGGAAGGATATATTCAAACGTTAGAAGAAGATTTAGAATTTTTAAATAAAAAAGATTGGAAAGATTTCCCTTTTTATAGAGCGCTAGAATATTTAGGAATAAAAATTTTTAATGTTAAATCTATGGATTCATTCATAGATCATGTAGTTTTAATTACTAATAATATTGAAAACGAGTACAAATGTATAGAAATCAAAGATAACCCTGATATAAAAAGACGTATGTATGATATTAAAAACAAATTTGAAAGAGAAAGAACAATAATTAAAGAATTTTATTTAACTGAAATTGATTTAAGTAAAAAGATAGCTCCTCATATAGATAGTCTAACTCTGTTTAATAGTGGTCCTATATTCTTTAAAAAATATGGTAAGAAAGTTTGTGAAGAACATTATGAATCAATCAAACACAATAAAAATCAACCGATAATCAATAATGATAAACCTATAATCAATCCATTTTCATTTCTTGATTTTGATGCTCTAATCGAAAAAGTAAATGATGAAGATTTCGACTATCAAATGAATGAAGCTAAAACTTGTTATGAGCAACAACTTTATTTAGCAGCTTGTTGTACTTTTTCAGTATGTTTAGAAACCGTATTAATGCAAATACTTGAGAAACACAATTTAAAAGTAAATGAAGACAGTACAATGCTTAATAAAATTGGTGAAACTTTGAGAGAAAAAGAAATAATTTCAAAAAGAGCTAATAATAGATTATTAACTACTTATTCTGTAAGAAATTCCACTTCTCATACAAATAAAAATAAAGTCATTCAAAACGACTGTGAATGGATACTTAAGACGATTGAATTCTTTGTAGATGAATATTTAAATGATTAAATTTTATATCTTAAGAATTAACTTTTTTTAATTTATTCAACAGACTATAGTAATCTTTTGCAAATGAATCTTTAGGCATTTCATCTTCATGCCACAAATCGTAATTTTCGAGGATGTTTGTTGATTTAGAAAGATGATCCAATGAATAATAAATAACATTTAGTTCTTTATCATTAAGTTCAATTTTCAATAATATCACCACTTTTTTTAGTATTATATCACAATTTCTGGGTAGTCCGCCTACCCTTATTATTTTTTTACTTTTTTAAGGAGGAACACGGAAAATGGCAACATTTACAGTAACAAAACGCA